TGTTTACCTACTAGAGATAAATTGTATGAAATTTATGTGATATTTTAGAAATAATGCACCAAACGAGCCACTTGCCCACTTGTTTTTTCGTGCAAAAATCCTTCAACTGCTTTAGGAACTCCAACATATCCTTTTCTTGAGTGCCAACTATCAGTTCCTGATGGACTACGCATATACTCTACAGTAACTCCTATAAAGTCTTTAGCATCTAGCCACTTATGTTTAACTTTGTGATGTAAATGATGTAGATACCAATATCTATATTTAGTTTCACTCCACATTACTGGTTTCTCCTGAGCCATCATTAAAGGTAAGTTTGCCATCTTAGCACCATCTCCATGCTCTAAGCCAATTAAGTTCTTACCATACTTATAATACTTCCTATGTGCTACACTAATATCAAAAGTAATATCTCTGTCGTTTCTAAACCAACTCTTTAATGCGTGTGCCAAATGAAATCCACTTTGGTAATCGTGATTACTCATTGAATGAACAATATCTACAGGTGCTATCTCTCTTAATATTTCTACACACTTAACATATAATGCTAATGCAACCTCAAAATGTTCCCACCACTTACCATCTACATCCTGACCTGTACCTGCTGTAGTTTGATTATATACATTATCAATATGTAGAACATCATTACCTATGCAAAATAATATCCTTTCTACCTCAAAGCCATCTGCTTTGTATATAAGTCCTTCTAAGCCCTCTAAAACACGCATACAGGCAGTTTCAACATCATACCCATCACCAGTTTCAACTCCATTAGCATATTTACCTATATGTATGTCTGCAGGATTTATTACTAATAGATGATTAGCATCTTTGTTATCTCTTTTTACTGAAGGATAATAAGGTGAATGATTTTCAATGAAGTCGCTAATCTTATCTAGCATATCATTTTCATTAGCAGTTATATCTTCTTTAGTTACAATGCTAAATCTGTACTCACCACTAGCAGACTGCCAATGCTTAACACTTACAACATCATCTTTTTTTATACCCCTCTCTGAAAGGTGTATGTCTAATGCTGTGTTTCCATTAATGTTTGTTGTGCTTTCTGCTCTGTTTTCATAAACCATCTCAACTTCATCTTTAGATAGTCTGAGTCTTTTGCCATATTTCTTCATAGTTTTATGTATTGGTTATGATGCAATTATACAAAAAAAAATGCTTATATAATACAAAAGTGAGATGTTTTTAAACATCCCACTCTTGAAAACTATAAACAATGAAAACAAAGATAGGCACAACCCTACCTGTTTTATGCAAAGATAATTATTTTTTACAATTATCAGTACAATTACATTTATTTTTTTCAAATACCGAGAAACATAATGGCAAAATACCTAACCCTGTAAGTATCAAAGCATTATTATCAATACCGTTTTTTTCAATGTATAGACTAGCAGCAAGTACTATCACTCCACTAATGGTTCTTTTGCTACTCCATTTACCTTTAGTGTCTGTAAAAAGTTCTTTTACTGCTCTTAACAATTCTGTTATTGGTGCTATACCTCCCTTCATCAGCATAGACCCTATCCATTTCTGTATCACTATTTCTTCTTGTTGTACTTAGGAACAATAGCATCAATCATAGTATCTAGCCAACCAAAGATTTTGTTGTCTTTTTCTGTTGGAGTTAGATTAGTAACAACTTTTGCAAAAGCCATTATTCCAACCAATAATTCTAGCCAATTTTCTGTAATAAAATTCATAATATATATTTAATTAGTTAATATTCTGTTTAGTACCCCCAAATACAAGGGTTTGTTTTATCCTCATCACAATCAGTATGTATAAATTTGTTTTTAAAATCTATACCAAATCTTTCAAATCCTGCACCTCCTAATCCTCCCATTATTAGTGCTAAGTTTTTACCATCAGTAAAATGTATATCAGCAGCAATACCTTTTATATGAGATGAGGTTGGATTTTTCTTAGATAGTGGATGCTTTTCACATCTAAAACCAGAGTTTACCTTAAATGGAACACCTGCAATTCTTCTTGCTTTATCCATCATTTCTAAGAAATCACTATCAATGTAGTTTGTATTACAACCACACTTGCAATTAAACTCACTTCTTTTAAAGTATTTTAATTCCATTTTATAAAGTAAATTACGCAGTAACGCAAACAAACTCAATATCAATTTCTGCCGTGTCTGCATTAGCAGATATTTGTGATATATCAGTAAAAGCACCGAAAGCATTACTTCCTGTTACTGCATCAATCTCATTATCCATCAATAAGAAAGTTTCCCCTGCTTTTATTTTAACAAAGAAAGAATCTGCTGTCCCTTTAACTCTTAATGTTAAGAAATTAGTATCATCTAAATTCTTTATTCTGAAATATTTATAGTTATCTATATCTGCCTGTCCTGCATCATCTGCTGCACCGAAATTTATTATATCTGTAAACGCATCTTCAGCACTATAAGGTATAGCCATTATTCTTTGATAAACCTCTCCATTATCTGTATAGGTTTTATTCATTGTATTACCATAACTAACACCATTAAGAGTATATTGTTCTGTTATTGTTACTGTTAAATTTTCTGCTGTTACTGTTGTTGCCATAATTTTTTATTTATTATTCTATTATTAATTCATCAGGGTCTACATCTGTACCCTCTGCATTCTTTGCCCAACCTAAGAACGAATGTACACAATCTACAGGAAATAACTCGTGTATTCCGAAATCAATTTCTTCTGTTGTCATTAGGTCGTAAAATACTCCATCATAATAAATAGGAGGAGTTAATTCTTTACCATCTTTATCATAAGTTGCAGGTATCTCTACTATCTTACCAAGATACACTATTGCCTGTGTTCCATTTCTGTAGACTTGTTCTCCTTCTATAACTTCATAAGTACCTTTAGCAAGTAAGTCAGCATCTCCTTCTGCTTTTGTGTCGTATTGTAATTTATATATATTTTGATTCATTATGCGTAAATTAAGTTTGTTCTATTTTTAAGTCTTCCTACTAACATAGCCCGTAATGTACTTATATTTATATCAAAAATTTTACTTGCAATTATCATACTGTCATAAAATATACCTGTGCTTGAGTCTAACAATATTTTGCTGTGTTTTGAAGATATTTTTCTTTTTGTTTCGTCTGAATGAGTATAACCTTTTTTAGAAGTAACTCTTTTGTTTATATGCTCATTACTTTGTTTTCTTCCTTTTCCTGCAATACTCATTTTTTTTCTAACCTCTGTACTAAAAACTGCTTTTTTATCTGTTGTTTTAGTTAATACACAATTCAATCCATTTGTAATAGCATTATAAAACTCTTGCCAATATCTTTCACGATAATTTAATTGTTCAACATCACATTCTTCTATTATTTCAATTTGATGATTTTCTATCCCATACTTTAAAATAGAATTAAATATTTTTGGCTGTCCATTACAATTTTTTTGTTTTTTGTATTCCAATAATCTTTCTTCTAATCTTATAGATTGACCTATATAGACTCTATTTGATGGAGAAGTTATTTTATAAATTCCTATCATATTATGAAGTTAAATCTTCTAATTGGTCATCTGTTAGTGCTGTATCGTATACTTGTAGTTGTTTTACTTTTGCAAATAAAGGTAAGAAATTAGATGCTCTTGAAAATTCTAATGTAGTCAAACCTACAGGAGCAATACCACTTAAATCTTCTGCTCTTTTCTCTCCATCAACCCACAATTCAAATCTATTTACTGCATAAACAAAAGCAATCTTATGAAATGCAGTTGTATCTGTAACTGTATAAGATAAAAACGCTTGAGTTGCACCTGTTGTTGATTTTAACAAAGCCGATATACCATTTGAAGCAGTATTAAAGTAAATTCTTACATCATTATTTGAAGAACCATCATTCATAGTAATATACTTAGCAACCCCATCATCTGCTAAAGCAGCCATCTCAACAAACAAAACCCCCTCTGTACTATTAATCAAACTACCTATACCATCTCTTGAGAAGATGTCTTGGTTTCTTGTTACTGTACTTCCTGATGTTGGTATGTATGATGTAGGGTAAGAACCTTCTTCCATTTGAGAACCCCAAATAAATACTGTACCATTATCATAACTTGTAGTTCCATCAGTTGTATATATAGATGCTTTTACAAAAGAAGTAACACTTGCTGAAACAGATATTTTATACCAATCATTATCTAGTGTTTCTATTTTTGCATTTCCTGTTGTTGAATGAATAGTACCGTCAGTTAAATCAAAATAAGCATTAAAATCAGTTGAAGCATCTATCCTTAATCTAACGCCATCTGTACTACCTTTTTTAACAAATAATGAAAATGCAATATCTCCATCACTAATACTTAAACTTTCTTGTACAGTACCACCTGATGCCGTAGTAGTTAAAGTAGAAGCGTTTTGTGTGCCATCAGGAGATATAGTTGAATTTGCAGTTATTGTTGCATCTGATGTACTCCACCCACTTGTAAAATCTTCACTATAAGGCAAAAGATTAGTCCTCTGAGGCTCTGCTAATATATGTGGACAACCTCCTCCTGTGTAGTCTATACGAGGTACGTTATCTCTGTCTACTTGTTTTACTACTAAATTTTCTAAATACATATCACAAGCAGAATTTCTCTCTATAGCAATCTGATGATTAGTTGCAGTGTAATAAAAAGTATAACTACCATTAGCCCCCGCTTTTTGAAATGGACTTTGCCCTGATGGTCTAACTCTTATATCTCCTAAAGTCCACCCTGTAATATCAAAAGTTATCTTATATGTTTTCCCTATTACAAATACGTTACTTTGGATTGCATTATTATAAGTACCATCAGAAACGCAATGTAATTTATTATCTGCTATTGTAAATCCTGATAGAGTCCAAGCAGTATTAGGTAAAGGAAAATTACCATCTATATCTTCTTCCCCACCTAAAACCTCAGCATAATTTACTAAACCATTCTCATCTACTCTTGTAGCAGCAGTTGCTCTAGTAACGTCCATATCTGCTGCTGTGTATTCTTTTACTGATACATTGTCTATTGAGCCTATAAAATCTAAATTAGCCCTTAGAATAAATTGCGTTCCTCCTGCTCCTGATAATACTTCTGTAAAAGTACCATTACTTGATTTTGTTGATGTAACATTTCCTGAATTTAAACGGATAAATATGCTTCCTGCTGAATAATTAGATACAGTATATGTTATTTTGTATTGTTTACCTGTATCTGTTGTAATGTTTTGACTTAAATCTGTATTACCTGATTGAGTACCATCACAATTACCATTTCCACCACTTATAGTCCACCCTGTTCCTTTAGTCCAATCACTATCTGTTGCGAAATCTCCATTAGTTACAAGTTCAGCACCCTCAGTAGGTACAGGAATAACTGCATACAATTCTCCTGCCTTATACCCATTAGGAGTTACTACAATACTTACATCATCTAATAAACTCATGCTATATTACTTAAATTAGTTAATTGTGCTTCTAAACAAGCCTTAGCCTCAAATACACCCCCATCAGCGACAACTCTAGCCTTAAAGTCATTTACTTGCTTTTGTATAGGTGTTAATCCACCCTTGTTACTTGTTGGTAATGATATGCCTAAAGATAATTTCATTATGCAGATGCGTTACCATCATGCTCTCTGTACCCTATGCCAATACCACTCGTTAAAGTGATAGCAGTTGTACGCAAAAATAATGTCGTTCCAGCATTCATAGTTTGACCATTTAAAGCAGTAACATTAGTAGCATCTCCTGCTATTGTAGAAATTACTGACTCTACTGGAAAAAATATGCAGTACCAGTCTTTACTTGTTTGTGCTGCAGTAGTAAAAACCTCAGTTCCACCACCCTTACCAAGCATCTCAAATAGTAATGTATTGTCTGTATCAAATGTACTCATTTTATTTTATTTTTAAATTGTTATTATTTTATTTTTATTCTGTAAAAAGTTTTATCAATGCCCCTAAAGTTATAGCGTAAATCATCCACATTGCTTTCACTAAAACCTTTCTCATTGCTGTGTTTCTATTCACTCTAGCAGCAACTCCTTTATCTGGATTCAACAACCTCTCTGTAATCATATCTAACTTACTATCCAAATTATCCATCTTCTCATTTATTGAACCTATGTCTTTCTTCATTGATACTATCTCCTCTTTTGTTGTCATTAGAATGTTGTTGTTTGTACTGCTATATTCATATATATTGATGAACCACCAATCGCTTCCTTAATCATTGGAAAGATAATATCTCCTGCTGCTACTGCTGCTGTAGTTATAGTTGTTTCATTTATTCTAATTAAATTGGAATTATTACCACGACCATCTACTGCAATCTCATCAATTACAATAGGAATTACTGCTGTTGTAACACCCCCTACAGGTGTGATTTTACATATAGCAATAGTAACTGTATTAGAACCACTACTTGTAAGCCAACCACTTATAGATGTAACACTAGCAGTTTCAGGTATAACGCACCCTTGACCAATTCTAAAGAAACTTGTAGGAGTTAAAGTTCCTGAAGATACTGTTCCTGTACCATAATCAACAGCCATTTCATAAGGAGAGTTAGTGTCTGCTATATCCTCTCCATAGAAGTAATTTGTAGCACCTGTAACATAACCTTGCATCTTATAATTAGTAACACCCATATAAGACTTATTCTTCCATTCTAAGTTACCATCAGTACCTGTTGCAGATGTCCCTCCACTTTTACTTAAAACAGTATCATTAATAGCAGTTTCAAACCCTTTTGGATTGTGTCTATTTATACTACTTAAATTTTTATGTTCGTTTGCAGCCATTTATATATTTATTTTAACAATCATCACAAGGACAGTTATTCTTCCAACTATCATAATTTCTAGTAGGTCTTGAATATATACTATCATACATTATTATACCATGATTCTTGTAAACATCATCACTACAAGGTTTATTAGATTCATAAGTTGGATAATCACCATTCTGGTCGCTATCATTCATATAATCTAGCATATCTTTTAAGTATATCTCAGCCTTTCTGTAAGTGTCCTGCTTATAAGCGTTTAACTCAGAAGGGTCTATAATAGTAGCAAACTCATCAAGATTATGTACAATACCTGCACTACTACTATTACTCTGAACTTCATTGATTACCTCAAACCTAACAAACCAACACAAAGTTCTTGTTAAGAAATCATCCATTAAAGTTTGATTAGCAGTAGTTAAAGTACCATCATTATGTTGAGTTTTTAATTCCTCATAAAACTTCTTACCAATCGCCTCTTTTAAATGTGCTAACTCAGCAAGAAGTAATGTGCTGTTAGAAACTAAAGCAGTATCAGTATTAGCATTAGTGAAACTATTACTTATAACTTCTGCTGCTGTTACTAAAGGTATATATTGATTTACATTTGCCATAGTTATTCTTTTTCAATTTCAGTTACTTGCATATCACCAACCTCATCATCACCCTTACCATCTCCATCATCATCTTTAGTTACAATAATTTGCTCTCTATCAGTTAAGAACATATTACCCTCCTCTAATAGTGGTAAATCCTCATCTAACATTCTTCTTTGTTCGTTAATAGTAAGAACTTGTTTAGGGTCAATCTGAGTTGCAAAACTAATTGGTGGCTCATAGTGAATCACTAATTCTTCAGGCAAGAAGCCTAACTCTTTATATAAAACCCCTCTAATCCCATTTAACAATAAGTCAGAAGTATCTTTAATTACAGTAGTCATTGCTAAATCATAAGCAATTCTAATCTCACTACCTGTATTGTTCATTTTCCCTGAACTAACTAAACCACTTAATGATGGTTGCCATCTATGAGCAGTTACAATGTTTTGGTCAGTTATTCTTTGTAAATCTATCCAACTACCATCTTGGTCATCTTTGATAATTTGAACATTAGCACTTGAAGTATCTCCATTCTTAACAATGAACATAATCTTACCATTGTTTCCATCTCCAACAAACTTCTTTTGTGCTTCTCTTACTAATTTCTTTGCTTCTTCTTCACCCATATCTCCATTAATCTCAACGATTGCTGAAGGTTGAAATCCATTCTTGAATTTAGTGTGATTCCATTTACCAATTTCATAATCAACTGCAATATGCTCTAATGCAGCAATGTAATCTGGTAAACCATAGAATTGGAATGTAGGCTCGTAATCTTTAAATTGAAGTACAAATCTATTTCCACTCACTTCAGGATAAATAGGAATGATAGATAATTTATCTTTCATAGTATTGTACTTAGCCCAATCAGGATGTACATATACTTCTTTCTTGTTTTTAGACATTCTAACAGTAGTTGCATCTATGTGATATAGATTTAGTCCACCATCATATAATACGCCCTCTAAATAGGCATTTCCAAATGAATAGTAATCATCTGCTAATTTCTTAAAAACCTCTCTTAA